GGATCGGATCTGAGGGGCTTTCTGCTCACAGTGTTGAGGGAGAAAGCCTTTCCTGGTCGGACAATGATTTTTCCGGTTATATGGATGATATCCGGGCATATCTGGACAGCCTGGCGGAAGTGAAGAAAGGAAAGGTGAAGTTTTTATGAGGTACGACACACCGATTTACTTTCAGCAGCTCATTCCGGGAGAATATGATCCGAAAACTGGAAATTACGGGGAAGATCAGGTGATGGAAACGCAGAGACTGGCTGCGGTTATGGAAACAAATACAGAAACCATGCGGATCCTGTATGGCATGATTCGACAGGGAAGTGTAACGGTACACTTGCAGAACCGGTACGAACAGGCATATGACAGGATCCGGATAGGAGACAGAGTATACCAGGTAGATCTGAGAAAGAACCTTCGAGTGAAACAGGTTCTGGTTTTAACGGAGGTGGTTTGATGAGATCGACTGAAATAAACTTAATTGGATTTCATAAGTTACAGGTAAAACTAAAAAGGAATATGAATTTGTCCGCTGTTAAGAGTGCAGTAAAGAAAAGTGGATCAGAGATGCAGAAAAAAGCTCAAAAAGAGGCACCGATAGACAGCGGGCACCTGCATGATGTAATTTTTTTGGAAATTACAGATGGCGGAATGACTGCAGAGGTTGAATCGACAGCAGAATATGCGGGATACCAGGAATATGGAACAAGATTCATGACAGGGAAACCACATATACGTCCGGCATTCAATGAGCAGAAAGAAAAATTCAAACAGGATATGAGAAAACTGGCGAGGTGAGAAGGTGGATCCGCAACAGGAATTATTTACAGCAGTATTAGTAGAACTGAGAAAGCGATATCCGGATCAGGTGTATGACACGTTTCTTCCGCCGGAAGGGACGCCGTATCCGTTTGTCTATCTGGCAGATAACCAGCAGGTCGATGTGCAGAATAAAACAGCAATTTTCGGTAATGTGAGCCAGACAATCCATGTCTGGCATGATAATCCGAGGCAGAGAGGAACCGTATCCCAGATGATGTTGGATGTGAAAAGAATTTGTTATTCTCTGGAGCATACGGAACAATTTGCCTGGATGATTAAAAATGTGACACAGAGGATCCTGCCGGATAATACAACCGGACAGCTATTGATGCATGGGATTCTGGAAATAGAATTTTCTTTCAGTTAAGAAAAAAGGAGTGAAACGATGAATCGGTTATTATTAAGCGGATTGCAGCTTTTCAATGAGGCGGTACAGGGGAAAAAGATTGTGTATCTGTATCGGGTCAGAAGCGAGCAGGCAAAGAATGATGCGACAGCCCTGGCGTTTACCACAGAAAACGGCAGGACGAAATCAAAAGATGCAGATACAACAGCAACCAAAGATGGAACTATCCGTACACCTGGAACGGCAGAAGTGGAGATCACAGCCACCAGTATCCTTGCAAAGGGTGATGAGATGGTGGACAAGCTGGAACAGGCATTGGATAATGACTCCCTTCTGGAGATCTGGGAAGTAAACCTGGCAGAAGAGGGAACTACGGAAAACGTTGGTAAATTCAAAGCCAAGTATTTCCAGGGATATCTGACAGAGTTGGAGGTTACGTCCAATGCCGAGGATAACGTGGAGGTATCCCTGACGTTTGGAATCAACGGAAACGGAAAGGATGGCTGGGCAACCGTTACTGCACAGCAGCAGGAAATCGCCAGCTATGTATTTACAGATACACAGAAAACAGGAGCGTAAGAAGGGAGAAAAGAATGGAACTTACAATCAAAGAACAGGTATATCAGTTTAATTTTGGCATGGGCTTTCTGAGAGAGATGAACAGAAAGGTGACTGTGCCGGTAGATGGCATCAAAGATGTGAAAAGACACATTGGCCTGAGATACACGGTATCCGGGATCATGGATGGGGATGTAGAAGCACTGGAAGAGCTTTTGGTGGCTGCCAATAAAGATCAGAATCCAAGAGTGACAACAGCACTTTTGGATGAATACATCGATGATCCGGAGACGGATATCGATCAGCTGTTTGAGGATGTCCTGGGTTTCTTAAAGAATGCAAATGCTACGAAGAAATGCCTGCAGGAGATCGAGAAAGCGATCGAGGAGGAGAAAGCGAAACAGGAAGCAGCGAAGAAATAAGCTTTGAGGAACAATACCGGGAGACGGCGATCAACTGCTTCCGGTATTTTCATTTTACTTCTTTTGAGCAGGTGGACCGCATGACGATTGCACAATATGAAATCATGTTGGAAGCACTGGAATATCAGATGGTAGATGATGAATACCGGGCGCACAGACAGGCGTTTTTAAATTTTGCGGTCCAGGCGGAAAAGAAATCGGGAAAGAAGACTGTTCCGGTATACCGGAGATTCCGGCAGTTCTTTGATTATGAAAAGGAACTGAAGAAAATGCGGGAACGAAAGAAAAAGAAGCGGGATCCGAGATTTATCGGGATCTCAAAGCTGCTGAGGAAGGGAGGATGATCCGGTGGCAGAATCTTTTAGTGTAAAAGCGATCTTATCTGCCAAAGATTCAAACTTTTCTTCAACAATGAAAGCCTGTAGCGGCTATGCAGAAAACCTGAAAAGCACACTTACCAGTGGGATCGGGTTCGGTGCGATGGCTGCGATCGGATCAAAGGCGGTATCCGTAGTCGGAAATGGACTGAAAAGCCTGACCACAGGAGCCATCAGCGCCGGTACGAATTTTGAGAGTGCGATGTCTTCGGTAGCGTCAATCTCCGGAGCAACAGGAAATGATCTGAAAGAGCTGACATCGAAAGCAGAGCAGATGGGCGCCACGACACAGTTTTCGGCAACAGAAGCAGCGAATGCGATGGAATACATGGCAATGGCTGGCTGGAAAACCAAAGATATGGTTTCTGGAATCGGTGGAATCATGAACCTGGCAGCGGCTTCCGGAGCAGATCTGGCAAGAACCTCTGATATTGTGACGGATGCGCTGACCGCTTTCGGAAAATCCGCATCAGACAGTGGAACATTTGCGGATGTCATGGCAGCGGCATCTTCGAACGCCAACACGAATGTGGAAATGATGGGTGAAACCTTCAAATATGTTGGTGCGGCAGCAGGAGCAATGGGGTATTCGATTCAGGATATCGCTCTGGCTACCGGTCTGATGGCAAACAGTGGTATCAAAGGAAGTGAAGCCGGTACAGCCCTTCGTTCGGTTATCACCAGGATGGCGAAACCGACCAAGGAATCCTCCGCAGCTATGAAAAAGCTGGGGTTAAGCATGACAGATTCCAAAGGTCGCATGAAGAGTTTTGGAACCATCATGAAAGATATGCGAAAAGGCATGAAGGGCATGACGGAAGACCAGAAAGCTTCTTATGCAGCAATGCTGGGTGGTCAGGAAGCAATGTCCGGGGTTCTGGCGATTGCAAATGCGAGCGAAAAAGACTTTAACAAATTGTCGAAAGCAATTGATAATTCCAAGAATGCAGCGCAGAATATGGCGAAAGTCAAACTGGACAATCTGAAAGGTGATGTTACCATCCTGCAATCCAGCATGGAAGGACTTGGTATTACTATTTTTGACCAGGTTGGCGGCAATCTGAGAGGATTGGTTGGAACTGCGACGGATGTCGTTGGAAAAATCAATGAAAAACTATCCAACGGGAAAGGGATTGAGAATTTCATCTACAAGATGCAACTATTGCAGCGAAAGGCGACACCGTACTGGAATGCGTTGAAAATCAATGGAATAGAGGCAGGTAAAGCACTGGGAGATGCAATCAGTGCGATCATTACCGATATAAGTAAACTTACCGGTTCTTTTGGCAGTACGGACAGCATCAGAAACTTCTCGGATATGATCGGAACGGCAAAAGATGGTATTGTAACATTTTCTGGATTTTTAGAAAACCATTCGGATACGGTTGCAAAAGTGATTGTCTTGCTTCCAAAGCTGTTGCTTGCATATAAAGGGTTTAAAGTTGTTGGTGCAATTGCTCCGTTCATGGGTATATTTGCCAGTGGGATCCTCCGCCTTGGCAAAGCGGGACTAAGTAAGATAGCGCCAAATCTGTTTAAAGTTGCAAAAGGACAGGAGGCAGCAGGAAAAGCAAGCAGTGGAAGTGCCAAGAAAATGGTAGCATCTGCAAAAGCGTTTGCACTGATGGGAGTAGGAGTGCTTACTATCGGTGCAGGATTTTATCTGCTTGCGCAGTCTGCAGTTGCTGTGGCAAATGCAGGACCCGGTGCAGTGGCTGTTCTGGCAGTGCTGGTAGGCGTAGTAACCGGATTGACAGTTGGCATGACCAAAATGCTTTCCACGATGTCAGGAGGAACGAAAAAGCTTTCTGCTATGACACCGGCATTGCTGGCGCTGGGAGCAAGCATATTACTGGCGAGTGCCGGAATGGCTGTACTTGCGTATTCGGCAGTTCAGATCGCTCAGGCAGGACCCGGTGCGGCAGCAGTATTACTCGGTATGGTCGTAGCACTTGGGGCATTACTGCTTGTAGCAAAATCCGTAGCTCCAGCAATGACAGCTGGTGTAGCCGGTTTTGTGGCATTTGGTGCAGCAGTGCTTCTTGCAGGAGCAGGAATTGCAGTACTGTCTCTGGCAGCAATCAGTCTGGCGAATGCAGGACCGGTAGCAATCGGTGTTATGGTCGGTATGGTAGCGGCAGTTGCTTTACTGGCAGCCGGAGCGGCTGTTCTCGGACCGGCATTGACAGTTGGAGCGGTGGGATTTATCGCATTTGGAGCGGCAATTGTTCTGGTAGCAACTGGTGCGCTGATCGCGAGTGCTGCACTGGCGATTGTGGCTGCGGTTCTTCCGACAGTCTCACAATATGGAGCGCAGGGAGCAGTTGCCATTGCACAGCTTGGCGCGGGACTCCTTGCGTTCGGTGCCGGAGCGGCAGCAGCCGGAATAGGCGCAG